ACCTTCAGAATTTAAAAAAATGTTAAAATCTTTAGGTTTAACTCAAGCTGAAGTAGCAGATATGTTAGGTCTTACTAAAGCAGATGCTACTGGCGTAAAAAGAAATATGATGCGTGGTGGTACACCTAAGAAACCAATGATGCGTGGCGGCATGTCTAAGAAGAAAAAATAAATGTGGTTAGCCGTATTATTGGTGTGTACAAACCCATCAGCATTATCCTGTCAGGTTGTAGCAAAGCCAGAACCCTTCTATACAGAACAAGCCTGTAAAGAAGAAACTATTATGGTAACTAATGACTTAGTGGCAAAGGGTATGTACGCAATGCCAACATGCGTTAAAATTGGAACTAACTTATAGGAAACTAAAATGAAGAAACTATTATTACCAGTTGCATTTGCAACTATGGCAACATCTGTATCAGCTATGGACTTAGGATACGGTGTATCTGTCGGTGCTGAAACAGAACTAACATATACCACAGGAACAGAACTGTGGACATTAGATGTAACACCATCAATGGGTATAGGTGCATATGGCGTTTCCTTTACAGGTGAAACAACTATAGATGTACTAGACCTAAACAAGGGTGACATCTTTACAGGTGTAGATTGGAAAGCTGAGTACGTATGGAACGGCATGACAACATACACTAAAGTATCATCAGACGCAGACTTTGAGTTTGGTGATATTACCTTGGGTGCAAAGATTAAATTCTAAATGGCTAACCCTGCTACAGCTAAATACTTTACAAAGGCAAAAGACCTTTCCGCAACATCGGGTGGTGCTAGTGGTGATGTAGTGTACACGTGTCCTAATAACCATGTGTCACTCATCACTTTTTTGCATGTATCGAATGGTTCTACAAACAATAAGAAGTATAGTCTCCAGTGGTATGAACTAGCTACAACTACATATCACTTTCTTGTAGATGAGCATAGCCTAGCAGCAAACAGTTTAGAAGAAGTTGTACAGGGTGGTGGATACCTAGCATTAGCTGCAGGTGATAAGATCATAGGTTTTGAAGACAGTAGCTCTGACTTTCACGTAGTAATCTCAGGTGCAGAGTATTACCAACCGACATAACGGATATGCAACTTTTGTGAGTACTCATAGGTAAGTACTTATGATATAACTATCTCCATACGCTACATTGTAGCGAGTAACACTAAAGGAGATAGACATGAGTGTAAAACAATTTTTTAAGAATGCTTGGAAGAAGCATGAAGTCGCTCAACAAAGACGTGCAGATTTTAGATTGCTACAGATGATGAGTGACAAAGACTTAAACGACATAGGTATAGGTCGAGGCGATATAAGGAGAATTATATATGCCAAAGAAGAAAGCAACTAGAAAACTTTCTAAAGGTGGTAGCACTGTAAATGCAGCAGGTAACTATACCAAACCTGCAATGCGTAAGAAACAGTTTTCCAGAATAAAAGCAGGTACTAAAGGTGGCGGTGCAGGTCAATGGAGTGCTCGTAAAGCTCAAATGCTTGCATCTGCCTATAAGAAAGCAGGGGGAGGATACAAAAATTGAAACGTTATCTTAAAAGACTATGGTGTGCTTTAATCAATCGTAAGTGTAATCCACAGTGTGAGTGCTGCTAAATGGCTAAAGCTAAATCCCAACAAAGCTTAGAGAAGTGGACAAAGCAGGAGTGGGGAACTAAGAGTGGAAAGCCTAGTGCTAAAACTGGTGAGAGGTATTTACCTCGTAAGGCTATTGACTCTCTTAGCAGCAGTGAGTATGCCGCTACAACCAGAGCAAAGCGACAAGGCACTAAGGCAGGTAAGCAGCATGTGGCTCAACCTAAAGGCATTGCAAAAAAGACGGCTAGATTTAGGAGAACCTGATGGTAGAAGAGTATGACCTAGATAAGAACGGTAAGCTAGACGAAGAAGAACGTGCTATCTATTTAGAAGATAGACGTAGGAAAATGGAAGATGAAGATGCCAAGCGTGATGCTCAACGTAATATGACTTGGTTTGCTTTGTCAGGTATGGTACTATATCCTATGGGTATTTTTCTATGTACCCTTATTGGAATGGACACAGCAGCAATGCTAATAGCTGATATAGCTAATATCTATGTTGTATCTGTGTCTGCACTAGTTGGTGCATACTTTGGGTTTTCAGCAATGGGAGCAAAGAAATGATACAGGGTTTACTTGGACCTATAGCTAGTCTGGCAGGTACTTGGCTGAATGGTAAGGTAGAACAGAAAGCTGCACAAAATAAAGTGAAGGTAGCTAAAGCAGAAGCGGAAGCAGCCATCATGGTTTCAGCCGCTACGTCAGAAGCTGAGTGGGATCGCATTATGGCTAATGCATCTGCAAACTCGTGGAAAGACGAATGGCTCACAATTTTGTTTTCAATTCCATTAATCCTTGCATTTTGTGGGGATTGGGGTAGACAGATAGTAGCAGATGGTTTCCTTGCTTTGGAAGTTATGCCTAGCTACTACCAATACACCTTGGGTGTAATCGTATCTGCATCTTTTGGTGTAAGAGCAGCAACAAAGTTTTTTAAGAAGTAGGAATAGATATGGCAGATAAAAAGAAAAAAACACTTAAATCATACACAACTGCAGCAGGTTCTCAACAAGCAGGTAGCGATGCTGATATAAAAAAGTTAGTTATACGATTTAATAAAGACATAGACAAAATTGTTGATGGTAGTATGACCCATGCAGAATTTAAAAAGAAATATGGTAAAACCGTAACACAAGCACAGAAAATGATTTATAGTATGTCTGCTGCTTCGGGAAGTAAACGCAGGAAAGAAAAATCAAAGACAGGTTATTCTGGTTCTGCATTAACTTTAGATGACTATGAAAAATACCAGAAAAAACAAATAAAACTATTAAAATCAAAAGATAAAACAAATAGAAAGTTTATACCACAGGATTATCGTAAGGGTGGTATGACTTTATCTACAGTAGACAATAGAAAGAATAAGTAATGGCATTTAAATTATCAAACAGATCACTAGGTAAACTAGAGGGTGTTCACCCCGATATGGTGGAGACAGTGAAAAAAGCTATAGAAGTGACATCGGTAGATTTCGGAGTCACGTTTGGTGTAAGAAGTTTGGAAGAGCAAGAGCGTTTGTTTAAGTCTGGCAGATCACAGACTATGAACAGTAAACATTTATTACAAGACTCAGGATACTCTCATGCAGTAGATCTAGTTGCATATGATGGATCAGATGTAGTATGGGAATTAAATGTATACGATAATATTGCTGATGCTATGAAAGCTGCAGCAAAAGAAGTTGGCTGTGCTGTTAAGTGGGGCGCAGCTTGGTCAGTAGGCAATATAGTAGATTATGGTGGTACAATGGAAGAAGCCATGAATGAATATGTAGACCTACGTAGATCAGAAGGAAGACGTCCATTTATTGATGGGCCGCATTTTGAATTGATGGTATAATGGCTAGACAATTAACAGAACAACAACAACAGTTCCTCAGTGTACTATTTGAAGAGGCAGGTGGTGACATACTCACAGCAAAGAAACTTGCAGGGTATTCAGATACTACTTCTACAAGCAGTGTTGTAAATAGTTTAAAAGAAGAAATCATAGATGCTACTCAAACGTTTCTATCACGCAATGCTCCCAAAGCTGCAATGGCTATGGTTGGTGCATTGTATGATCCTACTGAGTTAGGCATACGTGATAAGATGCAAGCAGCTAAAGAGTTACTTGATCGTACTGGTCTTGTAAAGACTGAGAAGGTACAAGTTGAAGCCAGAGGCGGTGTGATGCTTATGCCCCCAAAACAAATGGAAGATGATGACTAAACCATTAAAGCAATGGAAGTTACCCCAACCAACTGACATAAAAGAAGACAACGAGTGGATACCTATTCCACGTATATCACGCACCATACCTTTTGGGTATGATGTAGACCCCGATGATCCAGACGTACTATTACCGAATGAACATCAGCTAGATATGCTAATGAAAGCACAGAAGTATTTAAAACAATACTCCTATCGTGAAGTAGCTAACTGGCTCACAAGGAATACTGGCAGAAGTATTTCACATGTAGGTTTGAGGAAACGGTTAGATAATGAGCGAAGAAGAAAAAACAAATCTGGAAGCCTACGCAGATGGGCAGACTATGCGAAAAAGGCAATCGCCAAAGCGGAAGAGATCGACAACAAAAGACTTGGAGCTAAAGCAGAAGCCAGTAAAGAAGACACAAGCGCAGCCTAAACCAAATCCAGTAATAGATACACCATCTATTGAAGAACAACACAACGTTATCTTTAAACCCAATGAAGGTCCACAAACAACCTTCCTAGCTGCAGGTGAAAGAGAAGTGTTATATGGTGGCAGCGCAGGTGGTGGCAAAAGCTACGCCATGTTAGCTGACCCTCTACGTTACATGGGCCATCCATCCTTTTCTGGTTTGCTACTACGGCATACAACAGAAGAACTAAGGGAACTTATCTTTAAATCACAGGAAATGTATCCTAAGATTTGGAAAGGTATTAAGTGGTCTGAACGTAAGATGCAGTGGACTGCGCCCTCTGGCGCAAGATTGTGGATGTCATATCTGGATAAAGAAGATGATGTCTTGCGTTATCAGGGTCTAGCGTTTAGTTGGATAGGCTTTGACGAGTTGACACAATGGCCCACACCATTTGCATGGAACTACATGCGCTCTCGTCTACGGTCCACTGCACCCGATCTTCCAGTATATATGAGGGCTACTACTAACCCCGGAGGTAGAGGCCATCACTGGGTTAAGAAAATGTTTATTGATCCTGCTGCTCCAAACAAACCTTTTGAAGCAACAGACATTGACACAGGAGAAACTTTAAGGTATCCTGCAGGACATGAGAAAGCAGGTAAGTATTTATTCAAACGTAAGTTTATACCTGCTAGATTAAAAGACAATCCATATTTATCACAGCAAGGTGACTATGAAGCCATGCTACTGTCACTACCAGAACAACAACGTAGGCAGTTACTAGATGGGGATTGGGATATTAAAGAAGGTGCAGCCTTCACAGAATTTGATAGGAATATACATGTCGTTGAACCTTTTCGCATCCCCAGTAACTGGGTCAAGTTTAGAGCTTGCGATTATGGCTATGGGTCTTTTAGTGCCGTACTTTGGTTTGCTGTCGCACCAAGTGAACAAATAGTAGTATACAGAGAATTATATGTAAGCAAGGTACTAGCTACAGATTTAGCTGATAGAGTTCTTGAACTAGAAGCAGAAGATGGAAACATAAAGTATGGAGTGCTTGATAGTTCTTTGTGGCATAAGCGTGGTGATACTGGTCCTTCGTTGGCTGAACAGATGATAATGAGAGGTTGTCGTTGGCGACCTTCAGATAGATCAAAGGGTTCACGTGTAGCAGGTAAGAACGAAGTACACAGACGTTTACAGGTAGATGAGTTTACAGAAGAACCAAGAATGATATTCTTTGAAAACTGTGTAAATACTGTGGCACAATTACCTGCAATACCTTTGGATAAAAAGAATCCAGAAGATGTAGATACACATTCAGAAGACCACTTGTATGATGCTCTAAGATACGGTATAATGTCAAGACCAAGGTTTAGTGTATTTGATTACGATCCACATGGTACACCATCAATGGGTATGAGAGTTGCAGATAGCACGTTTGGATATTAAGGAAAAGTAAATGGCAGAAGATAACGAAGTCTTTATTGAAGATGACGCAGTTGTTTTAGAGGACACAGATGATACAGATGTTGTGGATGCTGAAACGTCAAAGATTATTCCATTTATTATGGAGAAGTACAATCGTGCAGAAGACTATCGTAGACAAGATGAAACACGTTGGTTAAGAGCATACAGAAACTATCGTGGTATTTATGGGCCAGAGGTTCAGTTTACAGAGGCTGAGAAGTCTCGTGTCTTTATTAAGGTAACTAAAACAAAAACACTTGCGGCCTATGGGCAGATTGCAGATGTACTATTTGCAAAGAATGCATTTCCAATTAGTATTGATCCTACACAATTACCAGAGGGTATCGTAGAAGATGTATCATTTGATCCTGCACTACCTGATCCACTACGTGAAGATAAGAAGTCTGATCCAGTATCCCCATATGGATTTAATGGTGATGGTAAAGAGTTTCCTGCAGGGGCTACATCAAAAACATTACAAGAGTTACTTAACCCAGAGTTAGATAAAAAACTAGAATCAATTAAAGGTGTTAAAGAAGGTGCAGGTACAACACCTACATCTGTAACGTTTAGCCCTGCAATGATTGCAGCTAAGAAAATGCAGAAGAAAATATATGACCAATTAGATGAGTCATCTGCTTCTAAGCATTTACGTAACACAGCATTTGAAATGTCACTCTTTGGTACTGGTGTAATGAAAGGTCCATTCGCTGTAGACAAAGAGTATGCAAGTTGGGATGATGAAACAGGTGAGTATTCACCTACCTTTAAAACAGTGCCACAAGTATCACATGTATCTGTGTGGAACTTCTACCCTGATCCAGATGCAAATAATATGGATGAAGCACAGTATGTAATTGAACGACACAAGATGTCACGTTCACAAATGCGTGGGTTAAAGAAACGTCCATACTTTCGTGCTCAAGTTATTGATGAAGCAATATCACTAGGCGAGAACTACGACAAAGAATACTGGGAAGATGACTTATCTGATTATGCACCAGAGCATGGTGTAGAAAGATTTGAGGTTCTTGAGTACTGGGGTATGGTAGATGTAGACATGCTTATAGAGCAAGGCGTAGACATACCAGATGAATTAAAAGATGTAGATGAGCTACAAGCAAACGTATGGATTTGTAACGGTAAACTAATTAGAATGGTTATGAACCCATTCAAACCTGCTAAGATACCATACATGGCTGCGCCCTATGAACTAAACCCATACTCTTTTTTTGGTATTGGTATTGCTGAAAACATGGATGATACCCAAACATTAATGAATGGCTTTATGAGAATGGCTGTTGACAATGCTGTATTATCTGGTAATCTTTTAATAGAGGTAGATGAAACTAACTTAGTTCCGGGCCAAGACTTATCAGTATACCCCGGTAAAGTATTCAGAAGACAGGGTGGTGCTCCGGGGCAAGCTATCTTTGGAACAAAGTTTCCAAATGTTGCAGGAGAGAACTTACAGCTATTTGATAAGGCACGAGTGCTTGCAGATGAGTCTACAGGTTTTCCATCCTTTGCACATGGACAGACAGGTGTACAGGGCATAGGACGTACCGCTAGTGGTATCAGTATGCTTATGGGTGCAGCAAGCCAAAACATTAAGAATGTTATTAAGAATGTAGATGACTATCTACTACGCCCACTAGGTGAGGGCATGTTCCGTTTTAATATGCAGTTTGATTTTGATCCTGAGATAAAGGGTGACTTAGAAATCAAAGCACGTGGAACGGAATCACTAATGGCTAACGAAGTACGTAGCCAAAGACTTATGCAGTTCATGCAAGTTGCGTCCAACCCAACGCTTGCACCATTTGCTAAGTTTCAATACATTATTCGTGAGATTGCAAAGTCTCTTGACCTTGACCCTGACAAAGTAACTAACAATATGAGTGATGCTGCTATACAAGCTGAGTTAATGAAATCATTTCAGCAAGAGCAACAGCCTCAAGGTGGAGCACCTGCAGGTGCAAACCCAATGGATACATCAGGAGCAGGTGGTGGTACAATAGGTACAGGCCAAGCACCAACACCTCAAGAACAAGGATTTAGTGGCAATGCAGGACAGCAAGGAGCACCACAACAAGCTCAAGGCACTGGTGAGCAACCAAGCCCAGTGGTCTAAGTTTGAAAACTATATAGACTTTCTTATTGAGCAACAACACCGTACAATGGAACAGACAGGTGAGTCTGTTGCTATGTATAGATCACAGGGTGCTATCTATCAATTACGAAGACTAAAACTATTAAGAGATGAGGTTTTAAAACATGGCTGAAGAAATAGAATACCCTAGACGAATTGATGCAATTAAAGCATATCTTCGTAGTCTTTTTGAAAAAGAAGAAAAACCAAAGAGAACAGGATTAAAAAGGGGTGAAAAATCATTAGCCGAACAAATTAACTTTGGTGGTAAGTATGATAAACCTGACGAAAGAGCAGAGGGTGGTGTTCTTGTAGGAGAAGACACAGGTAAAACAACACAAGCAGGTCGTACTGTATATAAAACTCCTGAAGGAGAAATGGTATCTGAAAAATCTACTACTTTTAAGTATAAAGGCAAATGGATAAATATTCCTAGTATAGTAATGGGTGAA